GGATGACGCTGGCCTCCTCCTGGGTGTTCAGCCGCCTTTTTAGCTTGAGGAGGCCGCTCGGAACGCCCGCGTTCTGGAAATAAACTTTGGCGAAGTCGGTCATGTTGAGGTCGAGGTTTACGTTCCGCGCCAGGACTTGCAGAGGAGACAGGCCGTAAAGATCGCCGCCGGGATTCGGGAGGGCGAGGTGGCAGATGTCCTCCCGCGGGATCGAGTAATCTACGCCGCTGACCGTGTAGACGTATCCCTCGGCGCCGTGGTCTCCGCCGATAATCCGGACTCGATCGGGTCGGAGGTGGTAGAGAGCGGACACCTTGCCGGCTCGATTGCGCTCTTTGAGAACGTAACTGTTCCCGGCCACCATGAGATATGTGACCAAGTTTTCAATGAACGAATACCAGTCGGAGGTGGGGCTGGGCGCGGAGGTCAGATCGTAGAGGAGGCCGGAAGTTATTTCAACGGCGCCGCCGCCGGTGGCGGGAGCCTGGACATAATACCGGGGAGAGGCCGCGGAGACCGCCAGCTCACGAATGCAAGCGTGGACGATCTCGCTCTTGCCGTATCCCTCGGTGGCGAAGGACTCGAAGGATGCATCGGGATATGTCGCCTGTCCCACATCGTAATTGAGCGGGACGGCGACGGCAATGTCGCCCGGTTCCTTTCGCCAGATGTCCCAAAACGCCAAAGCGACCTCCACCGGCTTCGGGCTTTCGCCTCGGACACTTGCCGGACAAGGTCACTGGATGTCAATCTAGCACGATGGGATAAAAAAGAAAAGCCCCGGCGACTGGCCGAGGCTGGTGGCTGGCATAGTCCCGCTCTACCTACGGCGGCGGCGTCTTGCCAAGCTCTTCATGGTTACCGCTCGCCGCCGGACAGGCTTATCAGCGGTGGACTTGTGCCAGCAGTAGGCTTGGTAATCCAGCAGGGTCTCAAATCCTGCCAACATAGCCTCGATATTCGGAGTGATGTGCGGGCCATAACCTTCCATCCCATACCCACCGGCATCGTTAGGCATCAACCAAGAGATTTCCCCGTTCTCGTAATCTAGGGGCCGTTGGTCGGTTATCTCCTTTAGCTTTTTCATATAGTTGGCTACCCTGATCTCGTTCATCTCGGTTCCTCCGCTTACTTACTATATATATTATAGCGGAGTCCGCTATATAATAAAAGGGTATTAACAGCCAATATTGCTAATTGGCAAAACTCGTTTTCGCCTTCCGTTTCCGATCGGCCCAGGTCCACGGGCGATACGGCAGCGGATGCTTGCCGGTCCCGGTGCAATACATCAGCCCGGCCTCATAGCGGTAGCTAATATGGCGCTCGTCTTTGCGGATGGTATAGGTCACGCCGGGAGTCGCAAGGGCGTTGCGTCTCGCCCACCGCCGGCCAGCCTTCCAGTCTTTGGTCTTGACGGTTAACAGCATACGATTATCTGGCCCAGCCTGGATTGTCGGCCAGCCATTCCTGTAATTCCGGTGCGCCCTCCAGGCTGCGACGGCTGGGCCGATAGAGTCTCGTGCCCTCTCCATCTCGCACAATAGCTCGCGGATCGAGTAATATTACGGGCTTATCCTCTTGTCCACCGAGGTCAACCGCTAACGACGGAATCCCAAAAGGTTTGATCAAGCCCTTCCAAACTCCATCAAGGACAAAATGCTTTCCCGATGGGTATGCAATTTGAAGAATCACGGGATGTATCTCACGCCTCGTTCCGGGTCTTGCATCGAGTACAGATGATGACCGTCCCCCGCTCGGCCTTCTCCGCCAGGAGCTTGCCACATTGACCGCACCGGAGTTCCTTGGTCAATCGACCTTCTGGTCCTGGATGAATTGGGCGCATATCCCCAGGAGGGCGGACGCCATTGCCAGCATAGCCAGAGTGGCAGAGTCTTGGCCTTCCACAAGATTGTTCTCTGCTTCCACCAGCCACTCCCGCCCGTCCCTGAAGTATTGCTCTGGAGTCTTTGGCCCCTGATTGTTAGATGTCATGGCCCATCGTTCCTTTTAGAGATAAGGATGGCTGGACACTCAAGTTCTCAAACCAGCGCCGCATTCGCTTGGCATTACCGTCCGGCGCCCAAGTCAGGAAAGTCCCATCGGAACTGTCATAACCGGCGACCTCCGCGGCCCGTAATCGCCGGAGGGAATTAACCCGGCCCATATGCGCCCATAATCCTCGCTGCTTGGCTTCGGCAATCAGTCGATACGCATCCTCGGAGAGCTTCCAAGCGGTGGACCCGCCAGTGAAGACGGCATCGATCTCTTGCCACGGAACCGTTTCCGGTGTGGCTCCGTCTTGTAAGACCAACGCGGCCCGATATCCCATCGCTTTGATGGTCGGGATGACCGGGATCGACCGCTCCAGGGTAGCTTCCCAATCGGCCACGACATCCGGCGCCGTGGCGAATAAACAATCCCCGGACCGCGGAGTCCATAGGTCGAGCATCTGGAGATAACGATCCAGGATAAAAGGGCGACTCCCGAATATCCCGGTGTCCGCCGCCCAGGGCACACCGTCCGGTAGTTGGTCGAATGGCCGCATCCGATAATTAGGCTGGCATAATAGACCGACTCCCATATCAGCCAACGCACCGGTCCATTTACCTGAGAGATAAATCACGCCGCACCATCCTTGAACCGATGAGGACCGCCGCGCCCAGGAGAGCCATCTCGGTCTTGCCGACGAACTGACCCGCGAAGAAGTCCAACGACCCGAAGGCCAGCACCAAGAATAAAGCCGAATCTATGGCGCCGCCGATGATACCGGACACCGCGATCCCCAGTGGTTTGCTATATCTCCGGAGCGGTTCATAGATAGCAAAATCACCCGTCTCCGAGACCGCAAAAGCTACCCCACTCGCCAAAGCCAAGGCCGGAGAGACCGCGGCAGATAATCCCGCCCCGACTACGATCCCAACTATGACCCAGCGGCGCCCATAGGTCTCATGGATGGCATCCCGAAGAACGAGAGCCGCGCCGATCATCAGGACACCGGAGGGAGCATAAAGACCGAGACCAACCGGGATGACGCATGGCCCGTTGGGGATGCAATCTCCCACATTGGAGATCATCCAGTTTGCCAGCCATATACTGGCGATATAGGCGACCCATATCATCGGTTTATAGGATACTTGCCATATCGCCATCACCAGACCCCCACGCCCGGACCCGCACCCGCGTAGCACATCGCCAGGGCGTCGGCATCGTCCGGACTCCCGCTAGATCGTTTCTTGAAGTCGTCCTTCGACTCCAGCTTGATCCGTCGGTCTCCCTGGACGGTGTAACGCCTGGCCGATAGTTGGGCGATCACCGCCGGGTTGTCGTCAATGTCTATCGTGCCGTCCCGGAAGGTTTGCCCCAACTCCAGCCACGCCTCCGCGATGGCGTTGACGTACCTGTCCGCCCGTCGGGCTTTCTCCCCGCCGTTGAACGGGACGATCCGGACCCGACCGCCGGCCACATTCTCCTCGTTCAGCCGGTCGGTCACGCCGCCACCGACGCCGGTGTCATCGACAATTATCTGGGTCACCTCCGGGTCGTCCTCGGCCATCGCCTTGAGATGTCCGGCAACTTCCTGAGTATCCCGGCCTTGAGACTTCCAGGCCAGACGGCAGACGTTCCCCTGTCTCCTATAAACGACCGTCTTGTCGGCGCCGAATCTGGCAACGTCACAGGCCAGCATCGCCTCCCCCTCCGGTTCCAGTTCTCGCTCGACCGCCTCCATCAGGAGAGACCGCGGGACGATGGCGTCCTCCAGGTTGTCGGGGAACCGTCCGAGGACTGAGGCGATATACAAGGCCGACTCCTCTCCCCACTCCCGGCGCCGTTCCTCAATCTGCTCGGTGGTCACCATGCCGGGGATGACCTCCCGGCCTTCCTGGATGTTGGGCGTGTCCGCCGCTGCGATCTCGATCGTGTGGTAGAGGTCGCCGCCGCCGTGGAAGGCATCATAGAACTCGCCGGAGCTGGCGAAGGCGTTCCCGGTCAGGAGCATCCGCGCCGGGTTTAATCTCTTGATCGCGTCGATGTGGGACTGCTCGATGTTGTGGGCCTCGGTCAGGATGACCAGGAGGTTCGGGGAGTGGAAGCCCTGGATGTTGTACTCGTTGTCGGTCGCAAATCCGACCGCGTAGTGGCGGTCGTCCAACTCCCACCGGGCCGTCCGGTACATCTGACCGCCCAGCCCCATCCTTGAGGTTAGATATGCGGATCGGGCTTCCTTCCAGACGATGTCCGAGACCTGGCGGTGGGTCGGACCGAGGACGACGGTGATGGCAGGATACCGCGTCGCCATCCACCAGAGCATAAGTCGGGCCGATTGCCAATCCTTCCCGGTGCCGTTGGCGCCGACGACCGCCACCCGGTTGTGGTCACGAACTGCCCTCGCCATCTCCAACTGCTTGTCATAGACCGTCGTGCATCCGAGGATTGATC